CAGGTGAAGGCCGCCACTCTGCACTCTCAGGTGGCCAACGGCGACATTGAGCCACCTGCCGCTTTGGCGATTGGTGACAACGACGGTCTTTTGGGTGGGTGTGGACGCATTGGTGCGAACACGTTCATCACGGCCTGGCACGTCATCGAAGACTTGTCTGGTGATTGGGATGAGAGCAAGGAGTTTCACTTGTTTCTCGCCGGTCATCAAACCGACGCCGTTCTCATCAAGAAGGATGAGGACGCCGATCTTGCGTGGTTCTCTGTTTCGGATCCGTTGTGCTTACAAGCACCCATCCAACAGGTGGACTACATGACGCGCGATTGCGTGGGCGTGGTGCCAACCAACAAAGGTGCCATTCCGATGAAGCTTCGCTACGTCCAAGATGAGTACTTTGTCGCAGAGAACTGTCCCTTGACAGCCGGAAATTCCGGGGACCAGTTCATCACTTCCAAAGGCCAGGGCGCTGTGTACGTCGGTGCACAACCTGGCAGGATTGGCGTCTTTAGGGCGATTCCCTTTGACGTCAGCCCGTTGCTTTTGTCCGAGATTGACGATTTCGGGGGCATGGAGTACACCGCTCATGCCAAGGGTAAGAACAAGAAGTTCAAAGCCAACAAGAGCCACAAAATGCTGAAGAAGGCACGAGCCGCCGATTTCAGTGAAGAGGCCTATGAGGCCGCGGTCACCCGCGTTGTCGACCAATTTGGTTGGGAAGGCGTGAGAGGCGATCGCATTTGGGCTGAGCTGCAGCTCGAGCGAAGCTACCAGCAGTGGGCTGATGGCAACGCTGGAGGTTATGGTACGGAAGATAGTGGAGACTTTCTTTCTGACGACCTCGACGATGGGTCTGACTGGGGCGCCGAGGAGGGCGACTTTGCCCAGAATGACTACAAAGACGCGAAAGGCCGAGTTCGCGACGATTATGACGATGGAGAAGAAGTTGAGCAAATCTCCAGAAAGTTGGCCCGCAACGCAAGGCGCGGGCTCGGGTATGTCGAACAGTCGACTCGTCAACCCAAATTTCGAGAAGGCGACATGTATGTGTCAGGCGCGTCCGACCTGACTGACATCGGAGCCATGCTCGTAGGTGTGTTCTCTGATGAGGACAACGCGGAAGCCGCTACGGCAGCCGCCACGAGTGGCGTGCCGTTGACGACGGTTCCGCTACCAGAACCAGTTTTACTGGTGCCAACGCCAGCGGTTGTGCCCTCACAAGCATTGCCGTCCGCACCTGCGCCCTCTGTGGCACAGGCCCCACCTCCGCTTACCGGGAAGCAGGTGGAAGACCTTTTGAATTCGTTGCCGTGCACATCCTACACGGTGATGGTCGATGGTAAGGAGGTGCAGTTGCAGGTGCCCATGGTGCCCTGCACACCACCCCAAACCCCCCCTCCAGAGATGACGGACTTGGAGCGACGCACTGAGCTGGTCGCCGAGGCTGTTGCCTTTGGGAGACTCGCCGACACACGCTCGCCGCGTGTTGAAGTCGAAGAGGAAAAGAGCCCTGAACCGCCCAACCCTGTGCTAGACGAGAACGCCAGGTTGCGTGCGGAGATGGAAGAGATGCGCAAGATGATGGCATCTTTGTTGGCGACGCCGAATGTTACCAACAAGCCCGTGCCAGTGGCTCCCCCAGCCGCCAGTGCAAACCAAGCCAGTGACGATGATAAGAGAAAGATCGCCATGGCTGTACTTGCCGCCCAGGTAACGTCGAAGGACCTGGCCAACGTGCGGTACGAAACGGATCTCAAGGAGATCACGGAGAAGATAGCCGAGCTAGAGGCAGAGGGTATTGTGCATACCGAGCCGATAGTTTTGGAACCTCTTGCTATGATGGGCAAGAGCAAACGTGATATCGATTTGCTCGTTTTAAGACGAAAACTCAAGTCGATGGAGAACAAGAAGAAGTTCTTCGAGCTGAACCGCGAGAGAGCGCAAGAAGCTGCGAAGAAGATGGCGCGAGTCCAAGGCCTTATCAACGCCAAGATGGCGGAAGCCGAGGACGCGAAACAGAAGCTCGAGGAGCTCAAGAAACGCATGCAAGAAGGCGGGTTGAGCACTGAGGATTTCTAAGCAAAGCCGCTTCAGTGATTGCAGTGGCGTTGTCGCAAAATGCTTGTTTCAAAGCAACATCACGTGTCAGGTTAAAGACGCCTGACAGGGACGACCTTAAAGAGGCGATAGGTCATCATCCCAAACAGAACCGTGGCATCGGCGGAGGCCACGAACATGTCTACTCGTATGCTGACGAGTGGCCAGAGCTTCTGTTGTACAAGGTACCGTACAGACAGCCATCTAATGAACGAGATGCGCTTGATCACTACCTTGAGCACCACCGGGTCCCATCACCGGTGGAGAACGCGTTGCGCCCAGTCGCGAATTTGATGTTGAGAGAGTGCTTGCCGTACGCCGCTACGCCCAAGTACGCCACCGGCCCGCTCATGCCGTCTGATGTGGTGAAAGCTCTTTGTGTTGGTGCCCGTGATAGGTCACCAGGCTTTCCCCTGCTCAACTCATATCGCACTAAAGGCGATGCTTTTGACGAGATCTTTGAGGATCTTTTCTTTGCAGTGCACATGCGCATACTTGCACTCTTGTATGTTGCACCTTACTGCACAACGACTGACGATTTCTTGCGTACGTTCTGCGTTGACTTGTTCTCCTTCTCGATCAAGTCTGAAGTCGTCAAACTTACCAAGCTTGGTAGGCCATTGGTTGCGTTTAGTTACATCGACGCCGCCATCGAGTGCCTTTGGTCTTGGCCCGTGACGCTAGCTGCAAAGCAAACCGTCTACGAGTCGAACAGCGCCATCGGCATCGGCTTTGATAAAGACCATGCTCGTTTGCTTCGGGTCGCCCTAGGGCCGAAGCGTAAGTTTAAGAGCGATGTGCCTTCCTTTGATTCCACCGTCACGTTTGACGAAAAGATGGACACTGTGTTGGCGTATCTTGAGACCATGCGCTTGCCAACCGACAATTGGTTAGCGAGGGTCGCGATTCAGCATGAGCGAGCCATTCAGATGAGCGCGTTCTTGTTGACAGACGGCACCGTGTACCGACCACTTATGGGTACCGGTCAAGTCACTGGCCGCTTCTTGACGTCCCGAATGAACACCGATGTTCGGACTAAGAGAAGCCTTGCCGTGGACCTCCTGCTGTATTCCGTGAAGGAGACACCAGAGGAGCTACCAATGTGTGCCGGCGATGACGCCGTAGAAGACGCTTCCCCAAGCAGAGAAGATGCCTACAAATTTGCGGGCTACCCCCTTCGTGATGCTGAGTACACCGACAAGATCGAGTTTTGTTCCTTCAATTGGGATGAGACTCCGTTTGGTGAACGAATTCACAAGGCCGTGTTCAATCTTCTGCTCGGGGCTCCCATCAATCGGGAGAAATTTGTCTCCTTTGTCAGTGGCTTTGGGGGCCACCCACTTTTTGGAAAAGCTGTTAGATTCATCTCGCGTCGTCGTGGCGAGATGAAAGACATAGTTGATTCTTTCATGCCACGTACGATGCCTTCAAATGAAGACCGAATGCGTGCCGCCGTTGCTCCCGAGGGGGCTTCTGCGTTACCTTATGAGCCTCATTCTAAGAGAGCTACTAAGAAGAAGCAGCCAAAGGGGCAGTCCGGACGCAAGTCCTCGAGAAAGCCCCCTGCTTTGAACCCTCTCGGTTTGATCAGTAACAAGATGATGGCCTGCGCCGTCACCAATCCGTTCTGCCCTGAGGCCGTGTCGAGTCGTTGGCCAGATAACTCGTACACCAAATCTGTTGGTTGGTCGATCACCAAGTTTCCCATTGCTGTTGCCACTGCGACTGCAAATGAGTGTATCCTCTTGACTGGTGATGTGTTTAATTACTCATACGCCACCAACGCCTCGCCGAAGACCAACCCGTTCACCTTTGTGACGCAGTTGCAAATCGGCACTTACCCAGCCAATATCGCCCGTTACAGGGTGACGTCTTGGGGGTTTAAGATTAGAGCCACTGTTTCCCCGCTTAACGCGTCGGGAACCATTCGAGTTCGACTTCACTCTCCCATGACGGGCGCGTCGCTTGCTTCCATCAACGGTACAAGCAACATGGCGGATGCCAGTTATGACGTGCCTTTGGGTCGGTTGATCAACAAGGACCTGTTCGTGGTCCCCGCACCGCTTGGAGATAACGCGCGGTTGTTTCGGGACTATGACGCCGCAACGGCCAC